ATAGAAACCAGCAACTTGTTGTTTTCTTAAATCATTTTCAGATAATTTTATAACGTGAATGATAGATTCGGCATCATCTAAACTGTTGGCTGTGTAGGGCACAATTAAATCATCCGCAGGTATGAATTTAGATACCGCTCTACCCATCATCGAATCATAGTAAACTTTTTTAAATGTAGAACCAGCTAGTGGTAAATGAAATAACATCGAATCAAACTCTGGCTCATACTCTTTCATCTGATCCATGATTTGATAGTTCATGAAATCTTTAACACGCTGCGCTTGTTGTTCTTTTGCAGGCGTAGGGTTTCCAAGTATCTGTGTTCTTACTGGACCGTCTGCTGGTAATAGCTCTTTGTATGCTGTGGCTTGGAACTGTGTAACAGCTTCTGCCAACACTGGGTGCGTTGCACCTGAAGCCCCTTGAAACGGTTCCGTTCTATTTTCGTATTTAAATCCTAATAGGTCAAGTCCTTCTGTGTAAGATCTTTCCCAATCTTTTCTAGACATTTTATAATCTAGATAATTTGTTTTCATCTCTGTACCTAGAGGTTCTAAAACATCCTCTGGTAAGATATCTGCAAGATTGTCAAAATGTGATTCGGTGCCAGGTATGTTAATTGCACCTGGTTCAAAGTCGATCGTTGCACCACCATCTTCTTCGGGTGTAACTTCAACAGGTAATTGTTCTTTGATTTCTTCCTTTATCTCGACCTCTTCGCCCGGAACTTCGACCTTGGTACGAGTGTTAGGAAGTCCTTTATCTATATCTGCCATTTAAACTCCTATCGTTTCTTAACATTTTTTAGTAGAGAAGCCAAGCCCTCCGAATCAGGTCCTTTTTCTGGTGGTGGGCCTGACTCTTTACCAGCTAACTTAGCAATACCTCCACCAGCTGCAGCAAACTCTGATATACTTTGTTGCTCTGCATCGAACAATCTTCTTTGCTCTGGTGTCATCTCTTGCATTCTTCTTCTTTGTTCTGCTCCTAATCTACCTAACTGATAAACACCTTCGCCCGCTAAAGTTGCAAGACCAAGAGGTGATACTACTCTTGCAGCTCTTGCTGCAAGTTGTGGTGATAAACCTAAATTAAAAAATCTTTGTACAATCGGTGCTGAACTAACTCTACTTGTTTGTCTAACAAGTTCTGGTGCAAAAGCGGCCTCTGCACCTAGTGCAGCTCTATCTATGCCGCTAGATAAATCTGGTTGAAAAGCTAGGTTCAAAGCCACAGCTCCTGTTGGAGTTGGTATGGCTTTAATCGTTTCACCAACACCTTTTAATAAACCAATGTTTGCGCCAAGGGTTGGGCTTGAACTTTGTGCTGTTCTTCTCATTAAAGTTTCCGTAGGTGTTTTAACTGTTCGTAGACCACCGCCTTTAATCATTCTATCAGAAAATTTTGTTAATCTATCTATTTGATTTTCAAAAGATAATTTTGGGCCAACAACTTTTTTTCCACCTTTAACAGTGGTCTGTACTCCTAGTTTTTGTGCTTGTTCAGGGGTTTCTACCATTTTAGCTCCAATGTTTGCTTTATAAGTTTGAATGGATAAATTTTTTAAAGGGTCAACAGCAACACCTTTGTTATGTTGTATATTTAATGGAGCTTGAACACCCGTTGCTTTTTGTAATCCCTCTAATAATGTGGTTTGATCTTTGGTGATAGGATCGATGTAAGGTGTAAGTTTTAATTTTTTTATATCGTTAAAAACTTCTTTGTATTCTTTAAATCTAGGATCATTTTTCTTGATAACATCAAAGTCTATAACATCACCTTTTTTAACATCTTTAATTTTTAAACCTTTAAACCCTTTGTCAAAAGTGTTGTCTTTTGCAAACTGAAATTTTTTTCCGCCTTGATCAATATGTCTTTTTAGGTCTCTTAAAATAAATTCTTCAACGGTGCCTGCTCTAGGTATTCCTCTTTGTTTTATAGCCTCATCAAAAACTTTTTTAAAATCTTTAAATTTTACTTTTTCAAAAGCTTTGTTTCCAGCTCCAACCCTTGTAGACGTATTTGTAACTGCATCTCTAATTTTAGGCCAATTAGGGTTTTCATTTAAAATATTTCTTATAACCCCTATGTTATCAGTTTTTATATTAAATTTTTTACCATAAATTTTTTCATAAATTTTGTTTGGAGAGGAGTCTATTAAAGGTTTTTTACTTTTACTAACATCATCAACAATTTTATCTACTTGTTTTTTAATTTTATCTTTAAAAGGCGAGGGTTGTCCCACTAGTTTACTAGACTGATTTTCTGACAAATATTTATAAACAGTTGGTTTAGAATAACCTGTGTCTTTTGTTAAATCACTTATACTAACTTTTCCTTTATTTTTTAAAATTTTTTCAAAAGAATCCGATACAGTTTTTTTTACTTCGCCACCATTTTTTAATCTAACATATCCGCCTTTATTGTAGCCCTGACGCATGAGATGCGCCATCATCTGTTGATAGTCCTTATATGACTTCATTATTCTCCTAGCATGTAAGCTAGGCCTCCGCCTGCTTTATTCGATCTTTCTCCAACCTCTAATAAAATATCATCTAACGAATCTAAACCATCTTCAACTTCTTTCATCTTACCTTCAAAGTCTGGTTTGACCGTAACCTCTTCGTATTCTTCTGGAATGATTCCATCCTCTGTAGTCTTACGTGGTCTGAATGCCATGACTTCTTCTTGCACGATGCCTGTTTCATATTCATCACCGTACATCGCACCACCCTCTTTGTTTCTCTTAACAACAATCTCACCAGAAGATAAATCTTCTACAAGTTCATAGTCCTTGTATTTTTTACCTACTTCTCTTTCAACGGATGTAAGTCCTGGTGCATCATCACCAAACATTTTAATTTTCTCTACAAGTTTTGTGAAGTATGCTGGTACACCTGCGAATCTTCTAGCTACCTCTGGATTCTGAGCAACCTTTACAGCAGGTTTAATAAATTTACCAAGAACAGGTATGGAAGCTAGGCCTCCTAAAATTTTTATAAATTTTCTTTTACTTGGATCTACTGGTCCACCTTCTTCAAGACTCATGATTCCTGTTTGCATTGGCTGCATCATTTGTGGCATCGTTTGCATAATACCACCCGGTATCATTTGTGGCATTGGGTTTGTAAATAATTGAGTGCCAAATCTATCTGACATCGTAAATGTATCTCTAGTATCTTGAGTAAATTGATCACCAGCAAAACCTGCAAGACCACCGCCTTCCATTTTTTCAGGGTCGTCTTTCATTTTTTCTTTTTTCTTCTTAAGCCTTTCAACAGCTTCTTTGTTTTGTCTTTCCATTCTAGCTTTCATCTCTGCTTCTGTTTCAGGTTTTCTAGGTTTCATTTTAGGTTCTGGTCTTGGTGTAAAAGGGTCCGTGATTCTTGTTTCAGGAAAGGGTATCACCTGACCTCGATCTAATTTTTCTATTTCTTTTGCTTGGTTTCCTAAAGTTCTAAGCTCATCGAAGCTTGGCTCACGGCCATAGTTTTTTCTAAACTGTCTTAGTAATCCCATCAAAATAAATTTCATTAATAATACCTCTTCGGTCTAGGGTCTTTTTTTTCGTCGACATAATCTTCTGGGTGTCTGATCAATCCGCCCTGCCTGAAGCGCATGACCGCTTGTGTTGTAGAGTCCACAAGGTCGTCGTGGTCACCGTTTGGAAATGCTGCACATTCCTCGATCACCTCCTCTGCAAATTTCTGATCTGGCGCCCATATCATTCCAGACTCAAAAAGAGGCGCAACGGCGTTTACTCTTGCATGTTTATCATTTCCCTTGCTAGGTGTAAAGTTAATAACTGGGATGTTCATTTGCCGAAGTTCGTAGGTCAGCGGTAGTCCTGATGCCTTCGATTCGATGATAACTGATTCGGGCTTCCAATAGTCGTATTGTTGTAGAGCCACACGTCTAAGCTCTGGAAACTCGTATCTGCCTTTGATGGCATCTAATAATATTAAGTTAGCTGGGCTATCTTCATCTGGATAGAATATACCCCATGTTGTGATCGCAGAATAATCAGCGGTCTGTTTCTTTAAAAAGGCTGTATCGTAAGATTGTATGACATGCTGCAGAGGTGGTATCTCATCTTGAGTATACTTCATCCACCATTCACGTTTTAGAATCGCTCCTTCTTCTGATGTAGGAGCTTGCATCCACTGGGCATTCCATTTGTGAACAGGTAGTGATGCTTTGACTTTCTCTAACTCTTCCGTGTTCCAATATTCAGGCCACACTGGTCCGTGGTCCATCAATGCCGGAAACTCGACCACGTGCCACTGGTCAGACTTTGCTTCTTTCTGATTCGCTATAAGTTTTGCTGTTAGATCTTTGGTAGACCATCTTGTCATCACAAGAACAATCTTACCGCCTGGTTGAAGTCGTTGTCTTGGTCCTGAAGTATACCATTCGTACGCTGATTCTAATGCTGTAGGTGATAATGCATCTTGCTCCGAATGTGGATCGTCAATGATTAATAGATCCGCGCCCCGTCCTGTAATAGCTCCACCTACACCAGCTGCAAAGTATTCGCCGCCTTGAGAAGTTTCCCAACGTCCTGCAGCTTTTGAATCTTCTTGTAGTGTAGTTTTAAAAATTTTTTGATAGTCGTCCGAATCAATTAGGTTCTTGGCCTTACGTCCGAATCGCACCGCTAGTTCTGCATTGTGAGTGGTTTGAATAATCTTTAACTTTGGCTCACGGCCCACCATCCACGATGGTAGCAAAAAAGATGCAAACTCAGACTTCGTATGCCTTGGTGGCATATTCACTATCAGGCGTTTTATTTCGCCCGTGGCTAATTTATTAAACTTCTCTGCGATGTGTCTGTGGTGGGACCCCTCTACAAAATCTGGCCACATACATTTTACAAAAGATAAAAAATCACTCTTAGCTTTGTTCTGTATCTTTTTTTCAGCATGCAACACTTGAAGTTGTTTGAAGACCCTTCGCACATCTGCAGGTAATTTTTCTATGTTTACCTTATTCAAGTCCATGGTACCAAAACGTTTTTATCGTGGGTGACTGTCTAAATCAAGGCATATATGTCAAAGCAGTGGGACCCCTTTGTTACAAAAAGGGTGGGTGGGGGTCCGTGTTTAACGGACTTTCTAAAACGGTCTGGGACCCCTCGGCCCCCGGCCTACGGCCGGGGGCCGAAGTTTATTAGTCCTCAAATCTTGTACGTACTATCTCGTACAAGAGGGCCGTTAGGCCCACCGCTAAAATAATAGAAAGACCGAGGGGGCTTTCTACAAAGATCATGGTAAACAATTCTATCATGTTCCCATAATCCCGAAATAGGCAATGCCAATGGCGCCGACTATTCCTATTAAAATAAATAATTCTATCATTCTGCTTGACAATGTATCCCAGATTTTATATGATGTCAATATGAAAGATAAATATTATTTGAATATATGTCCTATCTGTGATCAGGAAACCCATTACGATCAATGGGCAAAGCCACAGGTAGCATGTATTGACTGTGGGTTTGAAGAATAATACTTGAGCCCTGATCGGCGACAAGAACAACCAAGCCTTAGTAGGACTTCGGTCACAACGGGCGGAAGGGAGTGCGCACCGCCGATCTGGGGTCAAGTAACTGCGGACATACTAGTTCGATCCGTAACATACTTGACCAAGCCACAAGCAACAGAAAGGAAACAATGAGTGCAATTAAAAAAGACGACTGCAAGCAGCGGCTTCGCGATCAGTGTAAACACATCGCGGACCAAATAACAGACGGCAAAGAAGACGCCCACGAATGGATGGAAGGCGTTTACAGTATAGAATGGATTTGTCACCAAGACAAAACCTATAAGTCTGCCCGGCTCATGGTAGCGGGAGGCGGACCTTCTATCTGGGTTAACTTACAAAGAAACGTAGTTCAGGGATACTGGTGGGGTGATTACTGCGAACACCATTTCAGTGATCAAATAGGACTAGACGAATATCTCCAAGAGATATTCGATTGCTAATGAACCATGTTTGGCGGCACCCGAATCATTACAAGCGACTAAAAAAAGAAAGGCGCAAGCTTCAAGCGCCAAGCTCCTCAAGCCACAAGCGGCAAGCGTCAAGCCCCAAGCATAAAGGCTCAAGCTCCAAGCCCCGTGATACAAGATCCCGGACCACGGACCCTTCATAAAGTTTTATGGTCCCCTGACCGAGGTGCTCAATGCAGATAAAGCTATTGTGTGGATGTGCAACATGATAGGCAATTTGATGAGGTGATAATCGAACTTTGTTACCCCGCGTAACTTTAAACTCAACAGTGAAGTAGAAGAAATTTTTAGTGTATCCCAACGCATCTGGCATACCTGGAATGGCTAAATTTTCTATACGGTGCCACAATATTTTCTTACTAGCCCTCTTAAATTTTTGGTAAAGTTTAGCCTCTGGGCCCCGCATTATTTCGGAGTTACTCTGGTATGGTGGGTGCCAGTAATATCTTATTCTTTGTAGTCTTAAATACTACTCTAATCGAATCGTTACCAATAATATTACTCTCTTGCACTTCGATTCGCCTGATCTCTTCAAGGTGTCCACCAACCTGAACGTAGATGGTGGCGTTGCTAACGCCATTACCTTTTCTACCATCTGTGAACTTTTCTAGGTATTGTTGTAAATGCCTGACATACATTACACATCACCTTTGTTTCTAAACTCTGTCAATACACCAGTTGTTCTTTTCTTCAACTCCTCTAACTCCTTCTTCAACTGATCTGACATAATTTGATAATGCTCTGCTTTCTTTTTGTAGAACAAATTATCTTTCATAAGATCACCATTTTGTTGTTGATGCTTTTTATTAATAGCCATCAAATCATCTATTCTTCTTTCCAAATCGTTAGCTCCTCTCTCCTCTTTGGGTGTTACATTTCTAGCTTTCTCTATCTCTGCCCATATCTTGGCAGCATCTTTATTACTTGTTACCATGCTTGACAGTATAGGATTGTTACTCTAAATTGTCAACATGGGATTACCGAAGAGATTGACAGAAATGCAAAAGCGATTCGCTGAACTGCTTGTGTTTGGAGGACCTGACGGACCACTTACAAAAACAGAAGCGGCAAAGCAGGCAGGCTACAGTGAAAAGCGTTGTAGACAAGAAGGATCAGAGCTAACCAATCCAAAACTAAATCCATTGGTCGTTAAATATATTGGAGAACTTAAGGAAGAAAGACTTAAAAAATACGAAGTGAATTACGCCAGCCATGTGGCAGAACTTGGGCGAATCAAAGACGCAGCTTTGAAAAAAGGCGCTTGGAGTGCAGCCGTAAACGCCGAAACGAATCGTGGAAAAGCTGCCGGATTATACATAGACAGAAAAATAATAAAAACAGGAAAATTAGAAGACCTAACAGAAGAGCAGTTAGAACAAAAGATGAAACAGATTCTAGAAGATTACTCACAGATTATAGATGTCACCCCCGAACAAAAGAAGCTCGAGGGTGATAAGAAAAAAGATTAGTCTTGATCGTCGTCTTCAATATCATCCTCATCCATTTCTGGTTCATCTTGGACATCAAGAACGTCTTTGATGTTAGCGATGTCATTCTCTAACTTTTCAATCTTGTCCTCTAGCTCCTCAATTTTATTTTTTGGATCTTCCATTTTCTCCTCCTTGTGGCCATTATAAAAAATCTTTTCCCATTCAAAAGCAATCATTTAGTTTAATATTTTTTCCATCTTTTTTATTATAGAACGTGGGAAACAATTACGATCTGAAAACACAGCTTGCTCCGAATCATAAGAAGCAAACGTCCAAACATGTTTCTTATCTTTAGCAAAGATATAAGCTTGAGATATCATTACAGCAGGTTTTAATTTTTTCATTTCATCTATATCTGCATGCCCAGCGTCACCGCACGGATCAACCCAAACTATTTTATAAAAATAGTATTTTCCTCTTTT